TAATAAACCCGTTTCCTTGTCATATTCTAGATTGAGACCTTCTACGCTTGTGTTTAGTTCATTAACCAGATTACTCATCCTTGCTCGACCACCAGCTGAAATTTCTTCGGCATCGTTTAAGTCTCTAATTTGATCTGCAAGGTTTGCATTTACTTTTTCATTAGCTTCGACAACACGCATGTTATCTTGATGTGCTTGACGGTTATCATTTATACCATTATTCAAATCCTCAATTGCCTCAGCAGTACGTTCATTTTGCGTTTCAAATTCTTGTGCCGCTACACTACTTCGATTTAGCCAATTTACCAGACCCTGGAATGCTGTGACGGCGAGACCAGTAGCTGCGACTATTGCCATAATTGGATTTTTCATCATTGCTTTGGTCAGTAAGTTAAATCCAACTTTCACTAGGGTCAAAACTCCTTTGAAAGCTGCTTTTGCTCCCCCTAGGAGTATTGTTGAGAGTTTCTTACCTTTCAACTTAGCTTTAACTGCTGTGATTGCATTGCCAAGTGCTAATTGTGATTTTGCTAGAAGACCTGTTTTCGCTGTTAGGCTAATGTTTGCACGTTCTGCTTGACCCATTACCTGCTTTGTTTGTCCTATTCCACTATAAGTATCTTGGAAGTTCCTACCAAGGGTTTTCATTCCTGATTTCAATTCTGTTCCAATTTTAACTTTATTCAATTTTTGCAACGATCCTATAAGTTTTGTTGTTGCTGTTGCGATACTTAGTATTCGTTGAGGGGCGCTTCCTAGTTCCAAGCCTAAACTCTGAAATAATCCTTGAACACTACTCAATGAGCCGCTCAAGGCATCCATACCATTGCCTTGTAGTGAATTAACTGATTGTTCTAATCTACTAACTTGTTCATCTGTAGCTCCAACTTGTATATTAAAATTTTGCAGTTGTTGTGTCATTTGTGTTACATCTATTTTTATACTCATATTATTAAACACATCCTTTCTTAAATTTTTTATGGAGGTGGCATAAAATGCCATTGTTTAGATCTAAAGAAGAAAAACAGAGAATTAAAGAGGAGAAGCAAAAATCATTAGAGGAGAGTCAGGCTAAAATTAGAGACATTTCCAAAGTACTCAGTGAATATGTTGAAGAAAACGAGAAAAACCTTAATGAACTAGCTAAACAAGCCATTCGTGATATTGACTCAAGTATAAACTCTCTCATGAAACCTTATTATGAAAAAATGCAGAGTGAGAACCTTCCTTTTTTGAATAAAAAAGATAGCAAAAATGTTGAAGCAAGGCTAGATGAAATCGAAAAGTCACTACTAACCACATTAAAAGAAAATTTAAATTCTATGATTGAAAAGGAAGCGCCTCGGATCAATGACGTTCTATCCACTAGAATCCACGAAAATAGCCAAGATGAATATTTTATAAAGAAATCTAAAAAAATTGCCTCGGCAGCTACTAGCTTAACTAAACATAATGCCATTGCAGCTGAATTAAAAGCCAGTAAGCATATAGGTAAATTAAGTCACGCCATTACAAGGGAACACAATAAAGCTGTTTTAAAGGACGTCGCAAATGATATTCGCGGAATCAAAAGTGATTTCATTGAAGAAAATAAGCAAATAAGTCAACAAAATCGTCAAAAAGCACAAGAGCGTCGCAAAGATATGAATACAAGTCCAAACTCTACTTCTTATATTGAATCGTTAAAATCTCTAAAGGATTTACTCGATGCTGGTATTTTAACTCAAGAAGAATTCGACACCGAAAAAGCTAAAATTCTTAATAACAATTAATCATCTTTTCAAATCAACCCCTTATGTTGTTAAATGTTCATGAATCAAGCCTCTAAAATTATCTTAGAATCTCTTTTGTCAAGGTACTTTTCAGTCAGGCGCCTTTTGAACTGAAAAATCATATTGACATGAATAGTAAGAATTGTTTTTCTTAGCATTTATCTCAATATGATTGACTGTTAGATTGACGAAGCCTATATTTTGCAGTGCCCATGGAAATAAAGCCATACAAAAAGCCGAGACACCTCGGCTTTTTGTATGGTTATGCACAATCTGGAATTGTTTTCATGAATTTACTGTGCATTTCTTTGACCCAGTCTATGCTCAAATCTAGCTTTATTGCAATGGCAGGAAGTGTCATGTGTGAAAGGTAGCGATAGTGTAAAATTAGGTGTAAATTTTTATTTTCAATTGTGTTAATATATTGCTCAACTTTCTTTTCTTTGGTATTTAATTCTTCTATTTTCTGCAAATATTTTTCTTTTTCTAGCTCTATTTTAGCAATTATATTTGAAAAATCACTAGGTTTTTTTGTATGTTTAACGCTATCTGTGATGATAAGTGAGCCTACATTTCTTAAACGCCTTTCTAATTTTTCTATCCTTGTTAGGTATACTTCTACTTCTTTGCCTGCTCTTAGCGTTGAATTGAAATCATCAGCTGTTATCATTTTACTATCCCCTTGTAGTATTAATTTAAATGTAAATTCTGAATAAAAAATTTGTCTTGGTCACCTCCGATTAGCAACCTTGAAACATTGCTTAAACTGTGTGTGGATATAATATGTAAGTTCCTACCCTCCCTATATTTCGACACGAAATATCCACATACGTCAATTATAACAAATTCTTCAATTTTCACGTTTTTTTCTTAGGTGCACAAAAAAAGCTAGACGGTGCGCCTAGCTTCAATTTTTTTACTCAAATCATTTTTCAACGTGCAATACGAAGTTTTATTGAATCCATCTGTTTTTGCTCGAGGTAAAAAATAGATAGATTCAATGGTCATCTTTTTCATTGTTTGGTTTTAGGACGGAGGATGGCAACGCCAGCATCCGCAATTTCAATCGTCTTCTATGTTGGTATTTGGTAGAGCATAGTAGCGCTTTAGGTCTTTGAGTTGCTTGCGTTCTTCACTCATGCTTTTGCCTTTTGGATACGGGCGCATTCTAATATCCATGACCTGTTTGAATTTTGTGTCATCTGGAAGTCCAGCAAGCAGAGCCTTAAACTCGCGCCAATCAAGTTGTCCCTGCATCTCAAATAGGTTAATGCCATACGCTTGTAGGAAGGAGGCATAGATGTATTGGGCATCGTGCGCTAAATCATATGTGGGTTCCTTTTTAACTTCGGGCATGACATTACCTTCGAGATCCAGATTTTCTTCTTGTTCTTCGCCTATGTTGATGAAATTGTCCATTAAAACTTGAAAAATTTCTGATAATTCTTCGAGGTCAAGTTCTAAATCTATACCTAGCAACGTATAGACGCCGTAGTAAATTCTCTGAGCATCTGTCAGTGCGATATTTCCCACAAGTTCTAAAAATCTCAGCACGTTATCAAACGACATATTAACTTCATAGATAACACCGTCGATTTCTAACTCATTTTCGAGTTTTTCTGCTAGTGTAAACATTATTTTTTCACTTGCTTTTTAGGCGCTTTTTTTGCGACAGTTTTCAATTTCTGGGGCTGATTCATGCGCTTATCCATTTCCTGCATCAATTGTGTGACGACATTGATGAACGTGCTAGCTACCAGCGCGATGTTTGGCATTTCCTGATAAACAACTTCAAACGACCCTTCGCCCAAGAGTTTCGTATATATTTCTTTAATCATTGCTCTTAATCTATCTACATCTTCGGCATTTTGTTCATCTAACTTTTCTAGATTGCTTAAAAACTGATTGAATTCTTTCACAAAATCTTCGTATTTCTTATCCGTGATATTAATTTCAAACTTCAAATGTCCGATTTCTACTGGAATAATTGTTGATTGTAAATTTACCTTAATTGCCATTTTTAATTCTCCTTTAATTGGCAATGAAATGGAGCCATTTCATTGTCTCTTTGTTTTAAAACTAGATCTAATTTTAAAAGTAGATGACGGGCAATTTACTCAAATTGCCCGCCCTTTAAATCCTTGTGCTTTGTCGTAAGCTGTCCGTATTACCCTGCGTGTGGGCGAACCTCTGGGCGCTGGTCAAACTGTAACGTACAAGAGAATTCTTCGTGCTCCTCAGCTGCACCAGAACCTGCAATGATGTTAAGTGCTGTTGCCACACCATAGATTTCTTCATTTCCGTTTGAATCGACAATCATGTGCCATAGCTTGCGAGCAGTTCCAATTTCACGCTTTAGGCCTGCAATGAACGCTTGCGCTGGATCTGTTACATCGAAAGTTCCCGAAACGTCCCAAGACTCCTGAATCCCGATAACATCAGTCGTCACCGTACCGTCACCTGCATAATCTGCAAACTCATCAGTCGTGTCTTCGCTTGAATCCGTGATTTCCGTGATAAATCTCGACAAAGGCATAAACTCAGCCATTGCTGGAACATCCGTCGCGTATGGTGCTACAAAGTGTTGTCTTTTTGCATTTTTATTTCTAGCCATGATAAATCATCTCCAAATTATTCTTATTTTAAAATAATGTTAAATGGGCGGATATTTTCGTCGTATAGACGAAAAATCCGTCTTTTTCACCGTTCTCTAAGAACGGCTCTTCTGTGATACTTAGTTCAAGAAAATCATACTTTTCTTCTTTATCAAGAAAGGGTTTAAATTGTCTCAAACTTGAAACCAGTTGAGCAATAGCGTTAAACGCCTTTTCCTGATTGCTTTCTTTGATACTGATTTCAAATGGCAGTCTGACATCCATCATGCCATTCATATATTCATGTGTTACTTCAGAACCAGAAATCGGCGTAATCAAGATGGATTCCTCTTCATCAAAAATTCCAATTTTGACTGGATATCCAGTTTCTAGTTCCTCAAAATAAGCCACAAGTTTGTTTAGGAAATCATTCATACAAAGACCCCCTATTTTTAATCAACTCAAGCTCAACGCTCCAAGGCTCATTTTTAAATGGTTCATCAATTTTTACAACTTTTACAATTATAAACTCGCCATCTTTTGTTACAATCTTGGAGCGCCTTTTAAATTCTGGAAATGGTGTTGTATCAGATGCATAGCAAAATGCGACGTTTTCCTCGATTCTGGCGTTTTTGACAGTTACTTTGTCCTTGTATTTTGGGGTTGCCCATTCGTTTGCGCTTTCGTATTCATGGTATTCGAAGTTGTGAATGAGCAACTTTGGATTAATGCGAAGTGGCATTATGCATCGCTCCTATCAAGCAGGCCTGTACCTTCTAGATAAAGGTAAATATCTGGACAAATGATTGATTTTGGGATAGTTGTCCCTTCATCATTCACATGTTGCATCATACTGACTTTAGTGCGACCCAAATCCATGACCTGAGGTGTGCTATTGAGTCCAACTGTCGTTGTGTTGCCTGTTTCGTAGAAATATTCGATTTGACACGCAAGTGCTTTTAGATAGGCAAGCTTTCGTGATTCTTCATCCGTTTCAAAGTCATGCTGGGTATAAAAATGCTTCGTCACGCTCATGAGTACATCAGAAGCTTTATGCAGCAAACTGTAAAAGGTTTCAGAATTTTCAATCGCTCTAAATGACTTCATTTTGTTGTATTCTTGATTGGATAACAATGGATTATTAATCATCACCAT